CCTGCACGGTTTGGTTCAGACTCGACGGTGATTGCCGTCAGACAAGGACGGGATGTAATTGCCATCAAACGGCATAAGGGTGACGATACAATGGAAACGGTAGGGCGCGTGATTGAGGCCATCGAGGAATACAAACCAGCGCTAGTCAACATCGACGAAGGTGGTTTGGGTGCTGGCGTGGTGGATCGGCTGAAAGAGCAACGGTACAAGATAAAGGGTGTCAACTTTGGCAACAAGGCGAAGAACGGCATGATGTACGGCAACAAGCGGGCGGAAATGTGGGGCGACATGAGGGAGTGGTTGAAATCAGCGGCCATCCCAACCGACAAATACCTTAAAAGTGACCTGATCTCGCCCATGATGAAGCCTGACAGTAAGGGCAGTATTTTCTTGGAATCGAAGAAAGACATGAGGGCAAGGGGACTAGCCTCACCTGACGCTGCAGACGCTATTGCACTAACTTTTGCATTTCCTGTTGCACATCGGGAATATACAGGTATAATTCGAAAGAATACGTACCAAAATCAAGGCGCAGTTTTTAACTCTTGGATGGGGAGCTAATATGTGGAAAACTGTTTTAGAACTTTTTAACTTTGGCCGTAAAAAACCTAAACTCAAGGAGCAGCCATGCCTCTCAAAAAAAGCACCAGCAAAGAAGCCTTCAAGTCGAACATTCGCGCAGAAGTCAAAGCCGGTAAACCCGTCAAGCAAGCGGTCGCCATCGCCTACAGCGAAAAAGCCCAAGCCTCTAAAAGCAAAAGCAAAGGCAAAAAATAATGGCTAAGTTACCAACCAAAACCCGTAATTCTTTGGCTAAATCCGAGTTTGGTATGCCAAGCTCACGCAAATATCCGATGCCTGATAGAGCGCACGCTGCTAACGCTAAAGCTAGAGCAACACAAGAAGTGAAAGCTGGCAAACTATCGCCAGCAAGCAAAAGTAAAATTGATACCAAAGCAAACAAAATTCTCGCAAAGAAAAAATGAGCCTAAAACTGCTAAGAAAGGAAAGTGATATGATGAAAGCTAAAATGTTTGAAAAGTCTAAAAAAGACGTTGAGAAAAAAGCATACGGTAAAGAAGGTAGTAAAAAAGATATTGCTGGCGATAAGAAACAAATGAAACCAATGCCGATGAAGAAGAAATAATCATGCCGCTAAAAAAATCGAATACTAAAGAAGCTTTTCGTTCTAACGTAAAAGCTGAGATTAACGCTGGGCGTCCGGTTAAACAAGCGGTGGCAATTGCCTACGCAACTAAACGTGCAGCGTCATCTAAAACACCAAGCAAAATGAAAAAATAATGGCCTACGACCAATCATCTATGAATATCGTTGGCAAAGTAGCCGACGTAGGAAGCAACCCGACAACTGAAGAAGATCCAAAAGATACTCTATCCTCGATGCGTTTTCGCTTCACGATGGCAATGTCAGCGTATAGCGAATCAAGAGAAGATGAGCTAGATGACCTTCGATTTATGGCTGGTTCTCCAGATAATCAATGGCAATGGCCTGCTGACGTATTGGCAACTCGCGGATCTGTTCAAGGACAGACCATCAACGCAAGACCTTGCCTTACTATTAACAAACTACCTCAACACGTCCATCAAGTCACCAACGAACAACGTCAGAATCGCCCCTCTGGAAAAGTAATTCCTGCGGATGATAAAGGTGATGTTGAAGTTGCGGAGATATTTGATGGCATGGTACGCCATATTGAGTACATATCGGACGCTGATGTAGCATATGATACTGCCTGCGAAAACCAAGTCACCTACGGTGAAGGTTATATCCGCATATTAACAGAATATTGCAACGATGAATCTTTTGACCAAGACTTACGCATTGGTCGTATTCGTAACGCATTTAGTGTTTATATGGATCCAATGATTCAAGATCCGTGCGGGTCTGATGCTGAATATTGTTTCATTACTGAAGATTTACAAAAAGATGAATACGAACGACAGTTCCCTGATGCTGCGCCAATTAGTTCAATGATTGCTCAAGGTGTAGGTGACTCGTCACTTAGTCAATGGATAAATGAAGATACAGTTCGTATTGCCGAGTATTTTTATTACAAGCATATACCGACAAAACTCAATCTTTATCCAGGCAATATGAGCCATTATGATGGTTCGCCTGAAGATAAACAAATGAAACAGATGGGTTTAAAGCCAATTAAAAGCAGAACCGTTGATGTTAAAAAAGTTATGTGGATGAAAACCAATGGTTTTGAAGTATTACAAGAACGTGAATGGGCAGGTAAATGGATTCCTGTCGTTCGTGTTGTTGGTAACGAATTTGAAGTTGATGGTCGTATCTATGTGTCAGGTCTAGTTAGAAACGCTAAAGATGCACAGCGTATGTATAACTATTGGGTATCACAAGAAGCAGAAATGCTTGCTTTGGCACCCAAAGCACCGTTTATTGGATACGGCGGTCAATTTGAAGGCTATGAACAACAATGGAAAACAGCTAATACAACTAATTGGCCGTATTTAGAAGTTAACCCAGATGTGACAGACGGTATGGGTGGCCCATTATCTTTACCGCAACGCGCGCAACCACCAATGGCTTCAAGTGGTTTATTGCAAGCAAAAGCTGGCGCATCTGATGATATCAAGTCCACAACTGGACAGTATGACTCGAGCTTAGGTGCCACAAGCAACGAACGCTCGGGGAAAGCTATTCTTGCACGCGAAAAACAAGGCGATACTGGTACTTACCATTATGTCGATAACTTATCTCGTGCTATTCGTCACATTACCCGTCAATTAGTCGATATGATTCCTAAAATTTACGATACTGAGCGGATTGCTCGTATTGTAGGTATTGACGGCGAAGTTGACATGGTTAAAGTTAACCCAACACAACCTGAAGCCGTCAAAAAGATTGTTGACGAGCAAGGAATTGTGATTGAAAAGGTTTATAACCCAAGTGTCGGTACTTACGATGTTTGCGTGACGACTGGCCCAAGTTATATGACCAAACGTCAAGAATCTTTAGATGCTATGAGTCAGCTATTGCAAGGAAACCCACAACTTTGGGCGGTTGCAGGCGATTTATTCATCAAAAATATGGATTGGCCTGGCGCTCAAGAGATGTCACAACGATTTGCTAAGACAATTGATCCAAAACTATTGTCAAATGACGATAAATCACCTGAATTGCAAGCTGCAGAGCAACAAATTGAAGCAATGGGTAAAGAAATGGATCAAATGCACACCATGTTGCAAAATGTTAGCAAATCAATGGAAATGCAAGACATTGAACGCAAGGATTTTGAAGCCCAAATTAAGATGTTTGACGCTGAAACCAAGCGAATTAGTGCTGTTCAAGCGTCTATGTCGCCCGATCAGATACATGATATTGTGATGGGAACAATCCACGCTGCAATTGATACAGGCGACCTTATTTCTGGTTCGCAACAAGATATGCGTGAAAATATGCAAGAAGACGAGCAACAACAAATGCAACAAATGCAACCGCCTCAAGAACAAGCACCAATGCAAGGCCAAGAACAAGCACCAATGCAAGGCCAAGAACAAATGCCAATGGCACCACCTGAAGGGATGCAACAATGAAAGCCGCTGATTTTGTAGGAATTTTATTTCTAGCTCGTGATGTAACTCATTCGGTGCATTTAAATACCCGCAGCTACGCCAAACATAAGGCTTTGCAAAAATTTTACGAAAGTATTATTGATGCGGCAGACGATTTTGCCGAGGCGTATCAGGGACGGCACAATTTGATTGGCCCAATTAGCTTAATGTCTGCTAAAAAGACAACAAATGTAATAGAATTTCTTGAATCACAACTTGCAGAAATTGAAGGCGCAAGATACGATGTTTGTGACAAAGCGGATACTTCAATGCAACAATTAATTGATAATATTATTCAACTTTATCTATCTACTTTATATAAATTACGTTTCTTGGCATAATGGCAATAACTGTTAATCATTCAACTCCCGCTGATGGCTCTTTTAGTGCCTCGGGAGCTAGTGCTTGGAACGCTAATCATAGTTTAGTTGGTATGGGAACAATGGCAGAACAAGATGCAAATAATGTAGCAATTACAGGTGGTTCGATTGATGGTGTACCTATTGGAGCTGTTGTTGCAAGCACTGGAGCCTTTACCACTCTTGTAGCTGTATCAGGTGTTGGTGGGGGCGCGTTTTAATGGGGCCATTTTTTAATGGAAGTTTCTTTACAGGTGGTTTTTTTGAAGGTATTATTATAGCCACTGAGCAATTATTGATTAAACTCCGTACATTCACGGAAAAAGGAAGATTCTAATGTCTATCAATTTAAAAGCAATTACCGTTTGTATCGGTTATCAACAAATTAC